TTCCATCGGCCCTTGGCGGAACAACGTGGTCTGGGGTTGGTTTCCCGCGGCCCACATCAGTGAATTTCTCCGGCAGTAATGTTGCCGGGTTCACGGCATCGGTTTGGTTCGCCGGAGAATACAACTAAGTATGGCACGTAAGCGCAAACAGACCAGGCAACGGGGCTTCGGGAACTTAGAACCGGCCCCGATAGTCAACATCGCGGAGTCACGCGCTATTCGCACACCCCTGCAACCGGACCGCAAGCAGGGAATCTTTCTGGCCGTACCCACCGTGGACGGCAAAGTTCACTACAGTATTGCGCTGATGTTTGCACGCGCAATGGCGTCGAACGCCGTTGAGGAGTGTCCGTTCAGGTTCATTGTCCACGTCGAACCCGGCAAACGCGGCATCGACTACGCCCGCAACAGTATCGTCAAGTCGTTTATGGAGAATAGCGACGCCGACTGGCTCGTTATGGTCGATCAGGACCAGGGTGTTCCAGAAAACTTCTGGCAATTGTGTTCCGTGAGTGATGCTGACGTTGTAAGTGGCCTGACGCCCGTATGGGTAGCTAATATGGAGCCGGCCACCATGCTGCGCGTCAACAACTACGGCATTGACGACAAGGGCCGCTGCTATAACTTGCCGACGCCGCCGGAAGAAGCCAAGCAGCCGTATCGCGTCCCCGTGGCGGGCACCGGCTGCATAGCCATCCGGCGCAGAGTGTTCGCCCCCAAACCGGCGGGCCTCGGCCTCACCCCGTTCTATTTTACTTACGAGGACGACCGCAAAGTGCGCGCAGGCGAGGATATCAACTTCGGCGTCAACGTCAATCGCGCCGGGTTCGTGTTGGCCGTGCACCCCGGCGTCCGCTTCGACCACACCAAAGAGATTCCGTTGTGGCAGATCGAACAATATTATAACGCCCGCCGTCAGATGGAAATAGACGGCAAGACGCTAACCGAGGAACAGAGGTTGTCTATTGGCTAACTTCGGATTCAGGAAAAAGGATCAGGCGGCCACCGACTTCATCGACGGCTGTGTGGAGCAGGCCAATGACGTTCGCAAAGAATACGAACCTCAGTGGTACGAGAACTGGTCGAACTATCGCGTCGAGGCCCTGAACACCGACACGCGAGAAACGAAATCCAGTATTACCACGATGGGCGTCGGTAGCGGCGGCTACGGGTCCGGCGGACTGAGTCCCGTGAACTTCCTCAAGACCCCGGAGTCCCATCAGGGCGTCAACACCCTGCGGGCTCTCCTGCTCGCCAGTCTCTACGGCACCCGCGACTATGTGCAGGCCGACCCCATCGGCGACGAGGATATCGAGGGGGCCAAACGGGTCAGCCGCCTCATCATGTACGGACTGGAACGCCCCGGAAACTTCCGCACTAACTTCGAGACGCTGGGCGACTCGCTTATATACGGCCTCGGTTCATACAGTGCCCGGTGGCGTCGGGATGTGAGGCTGGTCCCGCGCCGCTTCCCCGTCCCCGACCCGGTCTCTCAGGGCGAGATGCTGAAGGATCCGGAGACCGGCGCGATTGTGTCCGTACTACAGAATGTGGAAGTCCCGGTGCACGACGACGTCACCCTGGAGACCGACGACCTGTTCGACACCTGGTTCGACCCGGCCGCAAACCGTTTCGACGAGGCCCAGTTCAAGGTTAAACGGTTCAAGATGCGGGACGAACAGTTGGATGAACTCAAGGATAACCCTAACTGGGATTCGGACGGCATCGGCAAGGTGCTGAAGGATGCGCCGGACTACGACAACCGGGCGAGCGGCCCCGACCGCACGGACAACCCCAAGTTGCTGACCGAGAACTTAACTCTGGAGGATGTCAAGGACATCAGCCAGTACGGGTACTACGGCGGGTGGATGTTCGAGGGCATGGTGCCGAAGGATGTCGCCGAGGAGATTGGCGGCATCGATCATCGCGGCGCGGTCGTCATTCGCATCATCAACGGTATCGTCGTGCAGGCCATCCAGTCCCCGCAGCGCAACGGCCAGATTCAGGGCGGCTCCATCACCATCCTGCCGACCGGCCGGGGCATCTACGGGCTGTCGCCGCTCACCGTCGTTCGCTACCTCCAGGACGTAAGTGACACGCAATTAATACTCACGGTCCAGGCCTTAATAGAGTCGGTCTACCAAAATTACTTAGTGGGCGGCGACCTCGGCCCGAATTTCGCCCACGACCTTGAAACCCGGAGGCCACGTGAGGCTTTCCAGTTGCAGGGAGAAATTGACCAGGTGGCTCCGTTGCCGAAGGATTACACCGGTCTCCAGATTTCGGTTGGCGCACTGAACGTGATCTCCCAAACTATAAGGCAAGCAATGAATGCCAGAGATCCGGTTTCAGGCCAACTCAGTCAGGGAGACACCACAGCAACGGAGTCACAGTTGGTCACCGCGGCGGCCCTCAATAATACCGACCAGTTGGCCATCCTCATCGAACGCGACGAACTGCCGATGATGGGTCGATTAGTCAATGACCTCTACTACATCAACCTGGACGACGAGGGCAAGGTGTTCCGGCGCGTCGGCGAGACGGAGACCACGGAAGTTAATTATTTTGATATCGACGCCGTGACCGACATTAACTTCGTCGGGGCGCGCTCCATTCTCAACAAGGGTCAGAAGGGCAACCAATTCAGGGACTTCGCCTCGTTGCTCGCCAGCAACCCGTTTACGGCGGCCGCGACCGACTGGCACGAACTGGTCAGGCGTTACGGCGACGAGGTACTCGACGTAAAGGGACTTGAGCGCCTGATGATTCAGGATCCCGACGAAATCGTGGCCCGGATGCAGGCGATGGGGTTGGCGAACACGGTCGGTAACGGCGGTGGCGGGGGCGGCAGCGCTCCCCCGTCAAAGGGCCGCAGTAACACAGGCAACGGCGGTGGAAAGGGTGGTAACAGTCCCGCGCAGTCCGGCGGGGAATCCTCATAGGAGATGATATGAAAACTCAGAGAGTGATGGAGACTAAACCAACTGCAAGCAAGCGAGCCCTCAGCCTTGAGGAATTACTTAAACACGTTCCTGACGAGATTTTCGTTCGCATGGTGTCGCGGTCCGGGCTGCCCACATTGCAGCAGCGGTCCATTGTTGACGCCTACAGGAATCTGTAATGACACAGGCTCGCCGCGTCGTCGATGTCGTCCGCGACATGATCCCGTTCATGCGAAACAGTATGAGCGGGAACGAACGCGATCTGGCGGCCCACTTGCGCGGCAACGAGATATTGTTTAACGCTCTCATCAACGTGTTGAGGGCGCGCTTGGAGGGGCGGGCAAACCTGTCGGTGCCCAGCGACCCTATTAAATCACACTCCCGCGTGGTGGCGGATAGTGAACTCCACTGGTTGATTAACCGGCTGACGTTCATCTATAAGTCGCCCGTAATGGAGCCGACAGATCGCAGGGACGAGCCACCGGCCTAGCCGGGACGTCACAGGAGGTAGTCAGTAATGGCAGAACCAGAATCAGAAATCACCGAAGATGAAGCTACCGACGCGCTACACCAGGTTATGGGCATCGACAGTGAAATTGAAGGCGAGCCCATTGACTTCGCACCCGAGCCCGTTGCAGCAGAGCCACCGGTTAATCAATCCGGGCCTGCCGACGGAGGCTCAGACAGTGTTGAGGTAGCTCCAGCGGAAGGTGATGTATCGGCGGAAACGGAAGAAGAGGCACCCGCCGACGACGTTGAATCCCTACTTGCCCGCAACAAGAAGTTGGAGGAGTCTGCGGCAGAGTTAGAGGCCCGCCACGCGGCGCGACTCGACGCTCTGAAGCAGCGCAATTCGCAGAGCGAGCAAATCTTACGCGACCGTTATATCCGCAAGTCCACACTCAGCGACAAGATGGCTCAGGCCCTACGCAAGAGCCGTTCGGCCGAGGGAGTACCGGAGGCGGAAGTCGATCAGGTTATCCGCGATTTCGAGGGTTCCCTGAATCCGGCTTCGGCCAGCTACGTTGCCCCCCAGCAGCAGGTCGCCGATAACGATGACCAGATCCTGATCCTCAACCAGTTCTTGAGCGAAAAGGATATGGACATGGCCGAGGCGGACAAGTTCGGCACGTGGATCAAAACTGAGGCCAGCACCGTGATGCCTGAAGCCGAGCAGCGCGTGGCCCAGAACAGTCTCGACGGATTCCTCCGGCTGGCGCACGTCAGGTGGCAAGACGGAATCAAGAATAAACAGAAAGATGACGACGCAAAGAGGGCTGACACACTCAGCGCGGTCCGTAGCGTCAAGCGGACCCAGCGGGAGGCGGCACGCGCCGCGTCACCCACTATTGCGGCACCTAAAAAACAACCCGGAAGTCAGGTCCAGGAGGTCGATTTAGACAAGTTCACCGAGGGTGATATTTCCAGTTTACTTCACCAGGCGGTGGACGAGTATAAGTAACTAAATAACCTCTGCAACTTCGGGCCGGACTCCACTTAGGAGTTAAGACAATGGCAGTCCCCAATAGTACCACCGTAGGCGGCGCAACACGCATCCTGCGTAATTACTGGGACAGGAAGCTCTTGATGATTCTCAAGAACAACCTGCTGGCGGGCGACCTGATGGACAGTCAGGTCATCCCCATGAACGCTGGTAATGTGATTGAGTTCCATCGCATCCAGAGTTTCTCGAAGCAGATGACGGCCTCCAACGAGGTTATCGGCACATCGTCGGCCCAGGTTATTAAGGGTCGAGGGTTCACTGTAGACCAGGTTGTGTACGGTATTGAGTTGGTAACCAACGACCTTCAGATGTCCGAAAAGGCCATCATGACGGCCGAGCCCAACCCGATTCCGACCCTGACTGACCGATTCTTGTATAACGCCAAGGATTCGCTCGACCAGCGTTATATCAACATCATGGTCAGCAATACCGGCAGCACCCAGTCGGCCACCGCGCCGTCCGTTGATTTCAACGGCAGTTCGGTGTCCACGTCAACGACTTGGGGCGACGGCTCCCAGACCCTCACCGAGGCAACTCTGGACGCCGACAATCCCAGTCACCGCATTGCGGCTGAGACGTTTAATACCGTCTACACCCGTATGCGTTCGCGGTCGGCCAAACCCCGTAGCGGGAACCTGTACGATTGTTTGATTGCTCCCGAAATTGCGGGCGACCTCCGCACCGACGCCACCTTCCAGGACATCGCCCTGAAGGGTACGGCAGGCGGCAGCGACAAGTTCGAGAAGGCTTCCATCGGTTCGG